GACTGGAGAAGAGTCGAATCCTCGGCACACCCATCCCCGCCCCCGTAGAGGTGCGCACGATGCTGGGGGCTCTGACTCTTACTTCACGCTTCAAGTCTGCGTTCCCCTCCTTCTGGTAGCCCAGTGAGCAGGTGACTCTACAGATGTACGATCCCATCAGACTGGCCCCACAATCGGGCGCTCGTACACGGTAGAAGGCACCAGCTTCCGAGGCCAATCGGGGAAAGGACGCAGCCGCGAGCCATCCGCCCGAAGCCACAGCTTCGGAGCAAAGCCCCAGCCCCGGGGGGAAGGAGAAAACCGGGTGCAAGGCGAAGGGAGAAGCGCGTAGAAAACCCGCACACGGCGACACCCACGCTGCCTAGTTCATCGGAGAGGACCCCTCAGACGTCGTTCTCTCGATGAACCAAACCCGCCAGAGCAGAATCCCAGACAAAGTCATCTACTCAATCCATGAAGATGTCTCGGTTGTGCCTCACTCGAAAGACAAGGGTAAAAAGAACATTGTCTTTGAGCACAAATATTCTGCTCACGCGGGATGGAGCACCTCAGCGACAGCCTACTTCCAAGGCTACGCTCCTGCGTCGTACACGAACTTCGTCCCCTACATGGCGAACTGCACCTTGGACATGGTTCGGAATGGAGGGGCGGCGTCACAGGCTCATCCGTGTGCCCGGCACATCGCAGACGTGGGACATTCGCAGTGCTGGCAGCTCTTCCAGAGGGATGTGGAGAAAGGCCACAAGGGTGTGTTCGTGGGATCGAAGTACGCCAAGGACTTCAAGAGGTCACTAGAGATGTTCGATCTCCCATGGCGCTCCCTGTTGACGGGCTTCCCCAAAGAGGCGCGACCCACGATCGAGACGGCTATCGCCTGCCTTCTCCAAAGTGTGCCTCAGGACGGTGAGAGACGCGTCCCGACAAGGGCGGTGGACCTGCTGATCATGGTAGCAGAACCCAACTTCCGTCTGCGAGAGATCCATCCCAGGGACTATCCCCTCGCGTGTCTCGCACACCAGCTGACCACGCACCTCCCCGGCAAGGAGTGGAACTTCCCGATCCTCCAGGCAGTGACCGGCGCAATGCAGTGGCCTCAAACGGACGTCGAGCTGGTGGCCCTCCGCCCTGAGTTCCCTGGCGATCCCAATCAGGATTATGACGCCCAGTACAACGCCGCGAACTTCAGGGATTACTCCGGCGGCCACTTCCGTCGCATCTCAATGAAGGTCAAGAAGCAGACTTTCGCCGAGTTCATTCGGGAGAAGCCCCCCGGAGTACACCACACCTTCCTCGCCCTGGATTGTACCTACTACCTGAGGAAGGAGGTCGAGGAGCTCCACAAGCAGGACCGGGAGCGAAGCGGGCGCGGCGAAGAGCCTAGGATGTCTCCATCGGACAGCTTCATCTACGCGTCAGCCGTCTTCCCCTCCCTGCCAGGCGAGTACAAGCTGCCCTGGTCCAGCGGGACTCTCGTGGTGGAGAACACAAGGGGGTCGAATCCTGTACCGGTGTCCGGCTGGCGCCCTGGTCCCACGGCCTTCCTCGCGGCGCTGCCCTTGGCCTTGAGTCTGGTCCCACTCTTCCCGGAATCCGACTGGGCCTATCGGACGCCGTTCTTGGGGATCGTGGGGTCGATTCTGGAGGTCTGCCGGCAAATTCCGATCTGGAACCGTCTCCTGCCGGTCATGTTCCACACCATCCCTCAGTGCTGGGGCCTCATTCACTCCGAGGTCATGACTCGCCTGCAGTACGTCCACGGCGAGCCTCGTAAGGTCCCAGCTAAAATCGTGGGCTGCCTCCTCCTGGTGATCCTGACCTGTTGGCAGCATCTGTCTCCCACGGTCACCATGCTCTTCGCGATCTACCTGATGAGGGTCTAGATCTTGCAGTACTTCGTCCCGGAGGCTCAGTGGGAATGGGGTGTATAGCGGATCACCCAGACGATGACCGGGGCTGGCAAGAGCTATTGTCACGAGAATAACTACGTCGACAACCAGCCAACGTCGCGAGTCGCCACAGGATGGTTCTCTTACGAGTTCGGGGTTACCAGTCTCTCTCGTCTCAGGATCGTCGCCAAACTCTCGGCATGCCGGGCGGCGCAGCTCTCAGCGGTCAACCCACAGGAAGAGTGGTTCGCGAGATACAGGGCTAGCTTGTTCGAGGGACATGCCCCGCAAAAGGCCTTGGCGGCATCCATGCCGGCGCACAGGGTGAAGACCACGGTGCAAGAGGCCCTTCGACAGAGCATCCGTGAAGGCCACGAGAGCCCGCGTCATGTGGCAGAGCACCTGGGCCATGTGCTGCTCGATCCCCAGAAGGTGTCCCGTTGTCTCGTTGCCCAGGAGGCGCCGAACGCGAGAAACGACGACATCCGTGTAGATCGCGTCCGCCACAGACTTGCATGCCACGGCGATAGCCATGCTCGAAACGACATCCAAGAGATGGCATAGCCCCTCATGCAGGAGTGGATGGAGCACTACGCGGCGGAGAAGAAGACCCGGGAGCCAATGACGGGAGCCATCTCGACCGTTGAGATGAAGGACTACTACAGGCACAAGGAGCCCGACCCCAAGCTTCTCCTGGAGCCCCATCCCGAAGTGGTGATCTGCAAGACCACTCGGGCCAACTTCCAGGCTCTCGTGACCTTCGTCAAGGAGAAGACGGACGAGTTCGGCCCATGCGGCTACGACAAGAAGCTGAAGTGCTACCGCCCCATGACTCAGCTGAATGAGAAGAAGCTGGCAACCAAGGTGTCCTTTAAGCCCAAAGGAGATGGAGTTTGCTACGAATTCTCAACAAAGTCGTTGCAGAACATGGCGAGCGCCCTGTCTCGACAGCTCTCAGGCCGAGTGGTGGCTGAATCATGTCATCGGGTCAAGTTCCAGGACATGTGCAAGAGGTACTGGACGCACGTCTTCAAAGGGTACAATCCTATGGACGCTCCAACCCCCCGCTTCCTGGACTACCCAGAGAAATTCGCCCCCGGAAAAAGAGACCTGTACCTCAAGCAGATCGTGAAGCAGCTTTGCGGGGCCGAGATAAAGGAAGCGTGGTTCGGAACTGCAATGGTCAAAAGTGGAGAACAATACACAGACACCTAGACACTCTCCCAGACGTAGTTCGACCAGACCGCGAACCGGCCGAGACTGATTGCGAACCCGGCCCGCTAGACTCTCGGACTTGTTCAGGCGATCAGCTCCTTCGTCCAGCACGAGCTCCTTGGTCTCATGCCCGAATTCATCTGCGGATTGAATCTGAAGGAGCTCGCAGCAGAGGTGCAGGCATCAGACCACCTCACAGCCGCTATCTGCTCCGACGGCTCCGCCTTCGACTCTAATCAGCACGAGTGGATGCAACGTACAGTTCAGCAGCCACTGTGGGACAAGTTCATCCCGTGCTTCGAAAAGTGGCTGGCGGAGAACGGCGCTCGCTTCCCCTCACGGACCGCAGAGTAGCTGAGGAAGCACTTCTCATGCTATGAGAACTTCCTCTTCGCTCACATTCCCGGATTCGAGGCGAAGATGGACGAGGACATGACGAGGTACGCGCGGCTGATCCCCAAGCCGCAGAATGAACTTATGGGGATAAAGCTGAACGGGACGACATTCTCGGGGCACTCGTTTCGGACCACGGTTGGCAACACCGCCGACTCTATTTGTCAGCAGTACTACTACCTTGAGGAGGCTGGCTTCAGAAATCCGTGGTTAAACCCTGACTTCCGTGTCATGGCATCGGGCGATGATGTCATGCTCCTCACGCGGCCTGAACACGTCGAGCGGGTTCGCACTGCTATGGAGCAGCTGTCTTCTCGGGTGAAATTCTCCGAGAAACCCATCGGCCTAGGACAAGTCATCACGAAGGTCATGTGCAGCGACATCGAAGGTGCCGACTTCTTGTCAAAAACTTTCCACTACAACGCCGGCCAACTCTGTTGCCATCCCGACTACGACAAGATGTTGAACACCAAAGAGTACTACATGGGCCAGAACTCCAAGATGCACTCAGAGCCGTGGGTGTATATGGAGCTAAAGCGACGGTAGTACGGTCCCGCGTCCCCCCGACTCAATACCCTCCTTCTGATCGCACGCGAGTTCCACAAGCATCCCACGATGACGGGAGACCAGATCGAGGAGGCTCTCTACAAGGCGTCCTTGGAGACAGACTCCAGGTTCTACGGCGACCTCGGAGGCGACGAAGCTCACGTCGAACACATCCTCCAACTGGACCATGTGATCCTGGCTGATTTGGCACAGCACAGGACTCGCATTCTCTGTCACGGCGACATCCATTCGGGGTCTCTCCCAACGAACCCTCAATATAACCAAAACTACTGAATGGATAAGCCAAAACAGCGATCCAGACGACGTCGCGCTCCTAAGCCTGTCACGATCGTGGCTATAGAGGAGCCGAAAAAGCCCCGTAGAGAGCGGAGGCCCCGAGCGCCAGCTGCGCCCAGCAGCAAGATGGTGCGCCTCAGACACTCTCACCCGCAGACGGTCCAAGAGCTAGCACAGCAGAGGGCCGTCGAGTCGATCGTCCGCGAAGAGCAGGCCAGAAACCTCATGGCCGTAGCGAAGCAACTCCCCGGACAGTATGCGGCTCAATTCGAGGTCGACAACACGATCATCGACACCGTGCCGATTAAGAGCAACACGAATCGGATAATCCGCTAGGCCTACAGCGCTGACACTCAAGCGCAGAAGGACCTGGGGACTCACGATTTCCTCCTCATCATGCATTGCTGCTCTTACTCTCACTTCCACGGATTCGGTGGCAACGGAGAAATTCCGATTACCACCAAGTTCGCGGGGGTAGGAATGGTCTAGACCTCTAACCTCCAGATGCAGACCTCCATCCTGACTCTCATGACGCGCGCACAGGAGGGGAGAACAATGGACGAGATCTACGGCTCTGAAGGAACCCAGGCAACAAACTCAGCCTTTGTGTGGGCGAGC